TTAAGAAGCGTTTAGGTACTTTACCCCAATACTCTGTAATCTTGACTGAATCAGATTCATCAGCACTCTTTGTTTCAGGGTCGTAGCTAATGCGTGTGGTTTGATAATCACCATCAAGAGGCACATCACGGTAAATGCCAGAGCGTATACCCTCAACAACATGGTATCTAGGTTTAATAACCTCGTGAGCGACACCTAAAGCCTCGTTTATCGAGTTCGCACTAGGGTCAATCAGGAACTCTTTAGGTGATATGGGTTCGATACGCACATCAATGGACGGGATTTCCACTAACTGACGAGTGGTGGTAAGCGTGCCTGCGACTGGCACTTCAGATGGGGAGCGTTCGATTGTTCTATCGACAACTATCTTACCAATTCCCGTTCCATAGATTGCCCCATTCAAGAAAACTTCGCAAACAGCATCCTTACATCCTGTTTTTTCTAAGTCCTCCTGAAGAAGATTGCGAATATATTCAGCATCACTAGGGTCTTGGTCAAGCATATCATCTTGTATGTCAAACCATTTTCCTCGTCCAAAAGTTGCCTCTTCTAGCTCTGCTACTGACGACTCAACCGCTTGCTGTAAAGCAGGTGCTATGAGTCTTGATTTTTCAGACTGCCTTGTTCTATCTTCTTGCAGCCATATACCTCTCCACAAACGGTAATATTCATCCCATTGTGGAATATAATTAATATCTCTATGCGTACGCCATGTTTCAAGGCGATAATTAAGCCAACTGGCGAGTGCTTGGTATTGGGTTTCTTTATCCATAAAGGTGTGGGATGTCCTTAGAAAAGGTTTCCTATATTATACCAGAAAAATAGCATAAGATTAGGGTTTGTGGCTTATAAAGAGAAAAATATTCTACAATCAATGGTATTTACGAGGTTTTTTTTCTACATCCACTAAATTATCAATTAACATCTTACAAATTGTCATATCAACCATCTGAGAATTGGAATAAGAATCGTATTCCATATCTTCTATCATATTGGCTATTATTTGGCAGGCTACTTGGTATCTTGTGTCTAAATCTTCGCCCATTTCAGAGTAAATAAGTATCTCATCAATTTCTTCTTCACTCATATTATCAAAATCTAGTTCTTCATCCATTTTTTAATATCCGGCTATAGCATCTGTAGGTTGCCAATCGTCATCTAGTTCTATACTGTGAGCAAAGTCCGCTACAGAACATTGGTCAATATAACTGAGACTATCAAGCAAATCGTCATGTGCTAGTCTATTTGGAAAATCGAGCATTTGATTGGTAAAAGTACGCCAATCTTTATCTGGGTTAAAGGTAATCTGTCCATGTTCCATTCTTCCTTGTAAAGCCCATGTAATTCTGTCGTTCTTTTTCTTGCCACCATGTCTAAGTTCAATAATCGACACCCATTTACCTTCCGTACGCATTTCATCTTCCAAATAAGGCAAGATTGCGTTCCTTAGAGAGCCCGTTTCTATACCCACCGTAGAGGACTCAACCAATAAAGCAGACTTTAAAATCTTTTTAGCTGTCTCTTTAATATTCCAACGACCATGAAGGATGTCTTTAACCCACCACTTATCTCTATCTATCTTAACTATTGCAATTGCTGTTTCGTCTAAACGAGAACGCTTAAGATTTCTTTCTTGTTCTACGCTTTCATAACCAGCAGGGTCAATTGCTATGACATAAGAGCCTTCTTCTGGCTCATCATCGACCTTAAACCACTCTTCTTTAAAGATACCACCAGAGGTTGTCTCAAAAGAGGCCTCAAATTCTTGTCTAAAGGACATAGAGGACATTGTTTTCTTAGAAGCCTCAATCTCTTCTTTTGGCAGAAAAGGATTATCTGTCGAGGTGAACTGGAAGGCATCCCAATCATCATCTTCCAGAGCATCTTTGTACAGGTCAAAGAAGTGATTCTTCCCTGCGGGCGTACCTATAAATAAAGCACCACCACGAACATCAGCAAGGGTAGGGCGAATGATTTGTTCCCACACCACAGGCTTCATAGAAGCATACTCATCCAACACCACATAGGACAAGCCTACGCCCCTCAAGGTTTCTGGTCGGTCACTGCCCTTGAGATATATCTTACGACCATTGACCAAAGTCAGGACTGCTGTATTCTCATAGGCTTTAACAATTAGGTCTTTACCCAATTCTTTAAGCATAGACCACATAATGTCTTTAGCCTGCTGAAAGGTAGGAGCTATATAGAACACATCTTTACTATCAGACTGTATCGCTTTAATCAGTAGAATCCAAGCAGATAGATAAGACTTACCAAATCTACGACCCGCAGCAACTATCTTAAAACGCTTATCGGAATGAAAGATTTTTAACTGCGCTTCATGTAAATCTATATTTAATTCAGCCATCGAACTTATCAGCCATAGGAGAAGTATTTATAGAGGCTATTACTTCATCTTCAGTCATTTCTTCTGGGTCTACCAGTTCAGCCTCATCAAATTCCTTTGCTTTCTGTTCTATAGACTCGATAGCAGAAACATTAATAATCACTTGAGCATCACCTTTATTGCTATTAGCATCAATTGCCTTTTGGGTAGGAACTGCTCTATCCATTACTATTTTTATACAATGTGGGTTTCCTTCTTTAGCTAATTTGACACAAACTTTTGCAACCTCTTCTGACCCTTCAAATATTACAGCCATAGCAGCAGTATTCCATTTATTCAAAGAACCTTTAGGTCTACCCGCAGGGTTTAAAGAAGGCATCCCTTTATAGAGAGCAGGATTACCTTTTCGCTTTTTATTCTCTTTTTTTGACATGCCCTATATTATACCAGAAATAGAGCTTTTGATTAGACTGGGTATACCAAAACAACACTTTTTATATTCCCCGTGGACAATAGTCATTTTTTCCTTTTAAATCAGGCTTTTTTTATTTTTGAATATTTGCTTATAAAGGGTAAAGTATATTAGTTTAGTATACTAGAAGTAGTTTAGATGGTGTTTTTTGGGGTTATTTCTGTAATTCTGTTTTTTGTGGGAGGGGTATAGAAATTTATACACAGTATAGCGATGAGCCTCCCCCTGTGCCTATATCTATATCAATAATATTTTAAAGGGGCTTTGTATATATACCAATACGCTTATATATCAAACACTTATAGACAATATACACGGTATTAATCAATTAGAATGAAAATAAATGAGAACGGGATAGTAAATATTTATCCATTCTTTAACCTATCTCAAACGAATAACAACCAATCAAATAACAACTATTATCTTATTACTATACTCTCTACTATCTTTATATTAATTAACTACATAAAGGGGATTTAAGCGAGCCTCCAAACCTTTACATTATTAGAGTGTTATAGCTTTACCTTTGAGAGCTTTGTATCTTCTATTTAAGGGGCTTTAATTGATGGACTTAAGCGAGTTCTTACAGACGAAAAAAAACCCCCAATTAAGGGGGCTTATTGTTTGAGTGTTTAATTATTATTCAGCTTTATAAAGAGCGTTGAAACTTTGTAAAGTCGCACCATCTTTTAAAGCCTCTATGATTTCAGTATTAGACAGATTAATATTGCCTTCAAGTTTATCAAGGCAATCTTCAAGGCCAACAGAAAACCAATCATTTTCACCTTTCCAGGTCTTAAGTATTTTTATATTTTTATCTTTCATTTAAGAGTTCTCCCAGTCATTTTTAGCGTTAAACCATTCCTCTCTATCATGTGATGATAGTTTCTTTCCCTGTATGTTTGATATTGCTTTAAGCAAATCATCATCATACAATTCTGAATAACCAACATCACAATGAATGTCCATAGATAAGTCATATAGATTTGAGTATGGCTTTATATCGTACTCAGTTTTTAAAAATTGCTCTAAATTCATAATATCTCCTCAATCTGTCCAATTAAATAATTTTGATAATGTATTGTTGCTAGTGTTTCGCTTGATAAATTTTCTAATGTAAAGCCAAAATCTTGAGCAAGTTCTAAAGACTCATGCAATGACGCGTCATTTTCAGAGAGATATTTAATTGCATTGTAATAATAAATAATATCTTCTTGATAACAAAAATCAACAGCCTCATCATAAGAATCAAACTTTTCATCTAGTTCTTTAATTATATATTTAATTTCTTCTTCTGGTTTTAGTTCTATTTCGATTGCTTTAAAGCGATTTGATAAAAAATTGTCTAAGTCTTTACCAGTTAGTTCAACCGTGTGATTTGAATCTTCTTGTCTAGTTATAGCCATGTTTATACCTCTGTTTTTATTTAATGAAATTTTATCATACCATAATATACCATCATGATATACTTTTATTTTAAAAAAAATATTTAAGGTTAAAAAATAATATAATGAAGCCTATCAGTTATAAAGCTGTGCTATAAGGCTATACGGTTATAAGGCTATAAGGTTATAAGGCTATAAGGCTGAACGATAATACGATTATAAGAAATATTAGTATATCAACTTGACATACCAATAATAAGATGTTAATATGCCTCTAATTGTTAAGGGTTTGCATAAACTTAATAATAGTAATATAATTAAATAATAATAATAATATAATTTAAATGAGGTGTAGATATGAATAAGATAACAAAATGTTGGAACTGTAATAAACAAACAGGTTTTGGTAAGAATAAAGATGAGTCTAATAGACACGATACGATTATTTGTTCTAGTGAATGTAGAAAGGCTTTAGACAACAATGGTTGGAAGCCTAATATTAAATACAAGGAGGAAGAATAATGCCAAACTGGACTACTAATGAAGTAACTATAACTGCTAACTCTAAAAAGGATTTAACAGCTTTTATTAATAATGTGAAGAGTAAAGAAAGCCCATTTGACTTTGAAAAGATTAAGCCAATGCCTGACTATATATTTAGAGGTAATTTAGGAGATAAAGAACGAGAATTGCATGGAAATAATAATTGGTACGATTGGTCTTGTGATAACTGGGGTACTAAATGGAACTCTTGTGGTGTTATGGCTGAAAGGTTATCAGAAACACAAATTTTTTATCAATTTGATACAGCTTGGTGTCCACCTTTAGGCATATTTAATGCTTTATCTAATATTTATTCTGGTGAGGTAGATGGTTATCCAGAGATATATATTGAATGGCATTGTACAGATGAAGATGACCATACAGAAGGCGAGGGGTACGAAATAGAGGAGGTAGCTTAATGAGTATTAAAGAAGAAGAAGTAATAAACAAGATTGCTTTATGGATTTATCACGAAAGCACAATGCCAATAAGCGAAATAGAATATTTAATTAAAAAGGCTGATGCAGTTGGTGATTATGTGGAGGCTGTCATGGAGGTGAACAATGAGTAAAGTTTATGAAGCTGATGTTATTGATGACTTACAAGGTAATCTTGAAGTTGCTAATAGCACTATTAATGAGTGGAAAGATAGAACCCAAGAATTTAAGAGTTATATACAAGGTCTATATATAGATGTATATAGTCAAGATGAATTTACTAAAAGGGTAGATGCAATTTTTAATGAGGTTTATAAGGAGTTACATAATGAAGGATGATTATATAACAATAAATACTAATCTTAAAGAAGGGCAATATGCCTTTCAAGTTAAGGTTGAGGGTGAGGGTTTAGTATTAGATGTTTTTAAGCATATATATAATGATGACTATGAGCATATAATAACTAAAACCGCATGGTATGAAGATTTAAATATAGGAGTTAAACAATGAACAATAAAACAATGTTGGATAAAGTCGAATTATTCAGACAATTAGTTTCAGAAATTAATATTTCAAAATACGAACAAAAAGAATTTGCTGAAATAGTACAGGCAATATCACTTGAGATATTTACTAGAAATGATGTTGAAACACTACGAAATTTGGAGGCTTGATGATGAGTAAAGGAGGCTATATTGCCGACAATTATTTATTAGCAATAGGTGGGGATTGTTCAGCAGGTGCTATGAGTGAACACGCTCATGTATTGCCAATAGAACAACATAATTTTGAGGTTGTTGCTGATTTTTTAAGGGCGCAGAATGAGTGGACAATTGCCAGTAGTTTTAATCCAATAGAAAGTAAACACGCTTATAACAAACTTCAAGATTTTTGGAAAGCCTGTGATAAATTAAAAAATGCAAATATTTTTGAACACAAATGGCACTCTAGAACTCGATGGCAATTAGTCAATGAAGATGATTTATTAAATTTTGGTAAACCTTATGAAATCAAGAAAAAAGAAATTGATGAAAGGTATATATCAAAGTCTAGCACTAGGCATTGGTTGTGTGAATTATTTGGAATTGAATTTAATACTTTGCACAAGTTTAAAGTTGTGGATAATTGGCTCTTTTTTAATTCTGATGATTTTGAAGAAGATGAATCAGAAACTATGGTTTATATGGTTTATACCGATACAATAATTGGTGAACTCTATATGGCATGGAAAGATGATGATTTTAATTGGAGTTTAAAAAATTTAAGGTTTATAACTGATAAAGCAAATTCTAGTTAAGGACATTAAAAAGATGTATTACAAAGAACAAGAGATTAGAAAAAAATTCGCAGAGTATTTGCCTAATTGTATTGGACAAAGGCTTGGCGATATTTATGACTCAATAGGTGATGAGAATGAACGATTTAAAGGATATAAACCTTTTGTAAAAAACTATTTTGCCCTTGATATAGGGGAAGCCCCAGACACTAAGATTAAAAATTGGTCGGGTGCTCATCGTAAGTATGTTAATTTATTACATAATATATCTATTGAATGGTTTACTAAAAAAGCAATTTTTCATGCTCAATATATTTTACATTCAGACGGTATAAGTGCTAAATGTCGTAAAAAATGGATTGATGTTTGTGATAATCCTATTTCACTTTGTCGGATTTATATAGAAACAGTTGTTCTTTGTATTGTTGATGATGCTTGTTTATTGGATTACGAAGCAGGTGAATATAAAAACTTTTACAATCCAGATAGTATTGTTACCCAAGATATAATTAATGACTTGATAGAAAAAATAAAGACTCAAACTTTGGCTTGGGATTGGGAAAAAGATGAGTAAATTGGGAGTAATATGGGAGTAATTGTTTTATCAAATCCAAGAAACCCTTTTATATAGGGGTTAATTAGTAAGTGTCTGGCGGTCGTCCGCTCCGCCAAATTATCTATCTTACTCACCCGTACTTTATCGTACACAATCACTTATACCCTATTATAAAAAGGGTTTTATGTGTTTTTAAGTGTCGTACTCTATCGTTAAGCGTTGTCTACTGTTTGCTAAATATTGGGAGTAATGGTATAACTACTCCCATATAAATTAAACTACTCCCAATTGCTACTCCCAAATTATGCTTACTGACAAAGAAATTCAAAATGCCAAACCAAAGAAAAAACCTTATAAAATATCTGACAATCTAGGCTTATATGTTTATATAAATCCCAAAGGTTCAAAACTTTTTTTTTATAGATATAAATGGCTAGGAAAAGATAAAACTAAAAATATTGGGTTATATGGAAAACAAAATGGTCAATACAATTTAGTTCAAGCACGAGAAAAAAGAGATTCTTATATACAAAAAATTATAGATGGCATTAATCCATCAGAAGAAGTAGATAAAACCTCTACTTTTAGTAAAGTAGCAGACGATTGGTATGATTCTATGAACTCTACTGATAAAGATAAAACTGGAGTTGATTTTTGGGCAAAAAAAACACAAACAAACTACAAGACTAGATTAAATTATGCCAAAGAGGGTTTTGGTCATAAGCCAATATCAGAAGTTACCTCTGAAGATGTATTAGAAGTATGTCGTAAAATTGAGTCAAGAGGAAAGAGGGATGCTTCAAAGAGAACTTTAAGACTTATTTCTAGAGTTTTTGATTATGCTTTTGTTTATGATGTAACTAAACCAGTTGCAAGAGCCTTGCTTCCACATACAGCAACAAACTTTTGTCATGTTCAAGGGGAAAAAGAAATTAAACAATTAAGAGATGATATTAAAAATTCTAATTCCGAGTACGAAACCAAGTTAGCGTTGCAGTTTGTTTTCTATACATTTTGTCGTCAAAAAATGTGGCGGTTGGCTAAGTGGGATGAGATTGATGGTAATGTTTGGAATGTTAATAAAGAGAATATGAAAAAGAAAAAACCTTTTATAGTTCCTTTGTCTAAGCAATCTGTTGAAATTCTTAATAAGATGAAAGAGATTACTGGTGATAGTGAGTATATATTTAGTTATGGATATAATTTAAATAAACCTTTCAGCACTTCCACTTTAGGAAGGGCTTTAAATAGAATGGGGTATAAAGGCAAACAATGTCCTCATGGATTGAGGCATGTTGCAAGTACAAGTCTAAACAGACTAAAACATGATAAAGATGCTATTGAATTACAGTTGGCTCATGTCATTGGTGGTACAAGGGGCGTGTATAACAAGTATGAAGCAATTGATGTACGAACCCCTATGATGCAAGATTGGGCTGACTATTTAGACAGCCTTTAGGTTATTTAACCAACTCTCAATCTCCGATTTTAACCACCTGTTGTTTCTACCAAATTTTATTGGCTTGGGAAAATCGCCTTTATTTATCATTTCAAATAATCTTGTTCTTTGAAACGATACAATACCGCTAACTTCTTTCTCATTTAATAATTTTTCCATAATATTTCCTTATGTAGCAGAGCAGATAGTTTTCCAGTGTTCATCAAAGAGCATTTTAATATCACCTTCTAAATAATATCTTTCGTCAAATACTTCTTCTACTTTCTCAACAGTCCGCCTATCACCTTTTTCCCTAAGTAAATCCGTTTCATTGCCAGTTTCAATAAACTCTTTAATCCTACCATTAGCAGTTAATTTGCCTATCTTTAACTTATCAGATAAGATTTTAGAAGTTATCTTATTGCCATTGGAAAGGGTAACAACATACTTACCCTTTTCTTTAGTCCAGTTTGCTGTATTAATTTCCATGACTTAAAACGGTATAGAGTCATTAGGCTCTTGACTTGTGTCAGCTATTTGACCAATACTTTCTTCTTTAGGCTGAATACTGAAAGATAAAGCCGGTGATTTTGGATTAGCACCTTCTTTTCTTTTCCAAGCCGATACCCAAAAGTCTTGTCCATTAACATTTAAACTGCCTCTAAAGTCTGGATGATTTTCTGTTTCTTTCTTATCGTTCATCCATATACTGCCACGATTAGTATTATCATATTCCATTTTTACTACTCCCATAGTTGTTAAAAAAATAACCTGTTTTTCAGCACAAGTACAGGTTAGACTTGCTAAACAGGGAACTTTTGACCCTTGCCTCTTTGTTTTTTAAGCACAAGTACAAAGTAAACTTGCAAGATAGGATGATTTATGAACACCCTTGCTTTGAGGAAACTTCTAAGCTGCTTGTCTGCTAAACTTTGACAATTTGCTTTGATATTCTTTTCCAAGTCCAGACCACAGACTTGCTTTTCTTTTAGACTCTAATGCTTTATCTTTATGTTTACTTCCAGAAGCCAACATATTTAATGCTTCTTCCATTTGGTCATCATCAACCAGTTCTCTAACATCAACAATGTAATCGTTTCTTTCATTAGAGTCAGCCCATGTTGGAACAGAAGGGTGTTCTGAGGCTTGATTGCCATCATCATCTTCTGTCGCAAGTCCAAATAAAGATACTAAGGCATACCTTCTGGCGTAGGTAATTGCCCCACCCAGTTGTTGCATATCGCCTTTTGGTATCAATAAACGAATATTAGACTCAATCATGTCAGATGGATTGTCTGCCATATATACTTTAGTGTTTAGGACATCTAAGCCATCTAATATATTAGGTGCTTGGACAACAACTATCCCTAATAAATCCAAAGTAGGGTTTATTGTTTCTTGTACATTGTTGTATGAAGCATATTTACTTTTAAAAAATGGATTGTCTGAGTCCATAATTACAGAGTCCACATTGGCTCTGAAGTCTAGCATTGCTTGTGCTAGTGTTCTTTTCTTTGTTGTATTTGTCATAATTGCTCCCTGTGTTTTTATATATCGTCTGGAACAATGAGCAAAATGTCATCGTCCAATGGTAGAAGCTCTGGATGATTATCTTGTATATATTCCATCATCATTTCTTCAACCCTTTCTGCATCTATCTCGCAAATAGGTGCGTAGTTTGATGTACCATTTACTGATACAAAAAGTTTTATAATCATTTAAGCCATTGATTCATGTGAAAAACATAAGGACAAATTCCACACACAAATCCAAAAACAAAAAACTTGTGGTCATATCTTGTTGACTGATACCTCTCAACCATCATTTGAACAAAAGGTCGTCTGTCTGCTTTGTAAATTTCTATGCCTTTAATCATGCCACCTCCTCTGGTATTACATATTTACCAACCTTGCAATCTTCACCATATCTATTCTTGACATGAGTTCCGATATTCTCAATTGGTATGCCATTGTTTCTTAACTGGTGTATGACAGCAGATAAGCGATAAACCCCACATTCCATCCACGATTGGAGTGGGTCTATACTTCCATTGTCTAGGATATGAGTTAAAACTCTGTCCTCTTGGACTGTTAAAGGTTCTATTGCTAGACTTTTAACTTTTAATTTAGTATCAATCATGCTATTTTTTCTCCATTAGTTAAACATTCGGTATTAGCCACACAATCACCGTAGCCCTGTGTGTACTGTTGATTAATAAGTTCTGAGGCATCAAGCGTGTGATGTTTTATATTGCTCTCACAAGCAAGCCAACCAATTCGATATGCTCTAGGTTTAGAGTTGAGATACTCTTTTCGATTTTCTGGAAAAACTATCATAGTGCGTACCAAAATTTATGCCAGTCATTGCAAAGGTCAATATCCCAACCCTTGTAGCTGAAAGTTTCGGCATAGTAATAAATATCATCTTCAATCTTTCGTATCTTGGTAATTAAATTTGCCCACTTTTCTTCAGTAAAAGATTTTTCATCTATTAGCTTTTTAGTGCTTTCTTTAGATTCAATTAAAAACTCAATTTTGGTTTCGTATGTATCAAAAAAACTCTCGAAGGCTTCCATCCTCCACTTGTCGCCAGTAGGCTCTGGCTCGTCCATATATGTCGGTGTGTCGAACACCTCTCTAAAACTCATTTTCATCTTATTGCCCTCAATTTCAATTAACTTAAAGAACATTCTACTTTATAAAATATAAAAAGTCAAATGTTATTTTAAAAAAACCCTAAATTAAATGAAAGCGAGTAGACAAAAAAAAGCCAGAGCAATTAAACTCTGGCTCTTCTAAAGTTAAAAGAAATTATGTTTCGGGAGGTGCAAACAATTCTTTTAGCTCATGCCCTCTAATAGACATTGAAATCCAATGATATAAATCATTAGTCATATCTATTAATTGTTCATTAAAGGGAACTTGCTTAGTGTGATAATAAATATCACTTACTAAGGCTGATGCAATAGTTATGTCTTTAGCCAATATATATTTTCCATCGACTAATAACTCTACTAACTCATCATAATACTTACAACAATGTTTTGACCATGCTGTAAACTTTGCTGTTGTACTGATACCTGTAGATACAGGTTTTACTTCTTCTACATTTTCTAACATTTACTTCTCCTACGCTTTTTTAGCTGGTCGTTACGATGCCCCTCCAGCTCGTTGCTTTTAATTGTTTATACAAGCAGGTTTATCACGATTAACTGCCTGTACGCTCTGGTGTGTTTTTGATTGCTTTTTAATCTCAATCAGAGACACCATCTCAAACGATTCCCTTTAGTGTTTAGACTGCTCAAATAGGTAAATGCAGGTTAGGTAATTATTAAGTTTTTTAGATGCAACTACAACATGAATTGCTGACCATCACCTAATGTTTTTGTGTTAATTAGGCATTAACATTAAGGTTCATAATCAACCTTACTTTTTATAATGTTATCAGAAAAAAAGAATACATTTAAGGTTATTTTTTTTCGCTAAATACTTTTTTTATTTTAGCTTCGACTGTAGCACTATCTGTAAGAAATAACTTTTCATTTTTATCTATAGAGATAACATATAAATCTTTACCAAAGTCATTTTTTACTTCTTTATCAACAGCTAAAAGATGTATTTCTGCGTCTAGCTCAAGAATATCGCTTTCACCACCAAGAAGGTAATTGGGCGAACTCTTCAATATCTCTGCTAGTTCTGTTAGATTTCGAGGATTTTTGACACGACCTGACTCAATATTCGCAATATTCATATTAGAAGTAGATAATTTATCAGCCACTTCTTGTTGCGTTAGCCCTTGTTTTAAGCGTAATTCTTTAACTCTTTGACCTAATATATTCATTTTTTTTAAAAAATCAGTTGCATTATCAATAAATGTGTATATAATTAAAAACAGAATTTTATATAAATCTGTTATAGTACACAATCCTTACATGACTAATTATAACACAAAAGTAAACCTTAAAACAGTAGGAATTGTATGCTTCAAACCTGTATATCTACCTGTCCTTTAGCTAGATTGTGTGCTAGACACCAGATAAATAACCCATCACCAAAAATGAGAAATACCAGACAACAAAGATATACACCAAAATTAGAGAAAAAGTGTAAAGGTTTTATAGAAGTTTATATAGAAGATGACGATACAGATACATAGAAAACCACTTAGCGTTAATGCTTGTTGGCAAGGCAAGAGGTTTAAAACACCACTTTACAAGGACTATGAGAAAGAAATACTTGAACTACTGCCAGAGAAATATGAGATTCCAGAAGGGGATTTACAGGTGAGGTATGAATTTGGACTTAACAAAATTGCGGATTGGGATAACCCTGTGAAGCCTTTACAAGACATATTACAGAAGAAGTATGACTTTGATGATAGGCGAATTATGAAGGCAGAGGTGATTAAGAAGGTGGTTAAGAGGGGCGAGGGTTACTTTAATTTTGAGATATGGAGTTTAAATGAGTAATTTCCAACCTAATTTTCTATTCTTACCTTATGAGATTCTTTCTGATGACCGTTTAACACTTCGTCAAATTAGAGTATTAATGGCTATTTTATCTTGGAGAAAGAAAAACACCAATCTTGCAAGAATTAGTAGAGAAATGATTTCTGATAGAACTGGTTACCCCTTAACTAGAGTTTCAAATATTACAACACAGCTTGAAAAGTTAGGTTGGATTTCTAAAAAAGGCAATGGTGGTAAGTCTCAATGGTGTGAATACGAAATTAAAGATGTAGAGAAACTTATTGCTCATAAGTCAAACGGTGACCAAAACGGTAACCATGACCAGAACGGTAACGATACGGTGACCGAAACAGTAACTTCAGGGGTGACCAATTCAGATACGGGCATAGATACAGGTATTAGTACAGTTAAAGGTACAGATATATATACACCCGGATTTGAAAAATGGTGGGATGTTTATCCAAAACACAAAACAGGTAAGAATCGTGTTTTTAGGAGATGGAAAAAACAAAAGCTAGAGCCTATGGCTGATGATTTAGTTGCTGATGTTTTATTGAGGATTAATGAAAGCAAGAAGTGGAAGAAAGGAATTATTTGTCATCCAAATAGATATTTAGAAGAAGAGCGTTGGACTGAAGTTTTAGATAAGAAGGAAATTGATAAAGAGAGTTATGAGTATCTAGGATTTATTGCACAACAAGCTATAGAAGAAAAAAAAAGTATTGAGGTAGCCTAATGTATCAAAAAGAAATGACACCAGAATTAATAGCACTATCAGCAGGTGTGGCTATGTGGGCACAAGCTAGATATGGTTGGTTTATAAGTTCAAAGATAAGCGATAAACAAATAGCTTTAGAACTAGCTAGAGAATTAGAGCAATTGAACAATCATCAATTGAATTTTATTGAAGAAGCAA